AACCATTAAAAGTTTGGGATAAGTTTGGTGGGTAGAAAAAGAAAATATCATACCGATAAAGAAAGACGAGAAGCCCAAAGAAAGTGGCAAATGGAACATTATTTACGCAATAAAGAAGAAATTAAAGAAAAAGCACGACAAAGATATCGTGAACAAAAAAGAAAAGACATTTATGAAAAAAAAGTTAACGATTTGTATGGGGACATTGATATTTAATATAAGAAGGTTATGAGCAAAAACGAATCACTAATACAATATGGAACATCTTTCCAATCAAAAATCATATCATCGTTATTGGTAAACAATAAGTTTATCCAAACCGTATATGATATCTTAGAAGTTAGTTACTTTGATAGTGACGCTAATAAATTTCTAATCACAGAAATCAGAAGATATTTTGACAAGTATAAAACACCACCTACGATGGAAGCATTGAAAGTGCAGATTGATGACTTGGATAACGATGTAATGAAGACAGCAATCGTAGATAGTTTAAGAAATGCTTGGAACTTCAGAGAATCACCAGACTTGGAATTCGTTCAAGAAAAAACATTAGAGTTTTGTAAGAATCAAGTTATCAAGAGTGCAATTATGCAATCAGTTGAGTTATTGGATACACAAAAGTATGATGAAATCAAGGGTGTAATTGACAACGCAATGAAAGCCGGAGCCGAAAGAGATATCGGACACGAATATATGACTGGCTTTGAAGAACGAATGAGTTCATCAACGAGAGAAACCGTAGCAACCAAGTGGGATAGTATAAATGATTTAATGGAAGGTGGATTAGCAGGTGGAGAACTTGGAGTAGTAGTGGCACCAGCAGGTATTGGTAAATCGTGGACACTACAAGCAATCGGAGCAGACGCAGTCGCTAAAGGTAAAACCGTAATCCATTATACATTAGAGTTAAATGCAGAATATGTAGGATTACGATATGATTGTATCGTAAGTGGACAACCTACTGGCAATTTACAATACTATAAAGAAGAAGTTTTAGCTAAAATAAATAAATTAAAGGGTAATTTGATTATCAAATATTATCCAACCAGAAGTGCAAGTGTTGCAACATTGGCAGGACACCTACAACAATGTGAATTACAAGGTATAAAACCAGATATGGTATTGGTTGACTATGCAGATATTATGAAGTCTACGGTCAATTTCAAAGAAAAAAGACACCAAATTGGACACGTTTATGAAGAACTAAGAGGTATGGCAGGAGAGTTTAACATACCGATATGGACAGCTTCACAAGCAAATCGTTCATCATTAGAGGAAGATGTGATTGACGCATCAAAAGTTTCAGAAGATTATTCAAAAGTTATGACAGCTGATTTTATTATGAGTATGTCAAGAAAAGTGGAAGACAAGATAGCAAACACGGGTAGATTCCACGTTATTAAGAATAGATTTGGACCAGATGGATTGACCTTTCCAGCTACCATTAATACCAATACAGGTTACATTCAAATATATGAAGCCAACACTCAAGAAGGAAAGCAAGCACAAGGCAAAATGGACAATGCAGAAGAGTATATGAGAAAAACCTTAGCACAAAAAAAGAAAGACTTCGACTCAGAAGGGTTTGAATAGAACTTCAAAGAAAATCTTTCTAAAACTTCAAAGAATTTAAAATATAATAGAATAAGATGAGTATATATTATACTTATAATAGGAACAAAAAGACAGACAAAACATAGGAGAGTTTCAAGTGAAATTTAAGTTATCAGAAAATTTTATCAGTAAGTATAAAAGGAAAAAAGCACCATTTGGTTTTAACGGATTAGGCGAATTAGTCTATATGAGAACATATTCAAGACTTAAAGAAGATGGGAAGAACGAGCGTTGGTGGGAAACCGTTCAACGAGTAGTAGAGGGAACATATTCAATGCAAATGAATCACATTGAATCACACCAATTAGGTTGGAATCCTTGGCAAGCACAGAAATCTGCACAAGATATGTATGATAGAATATTCAATATGAAATTCTTACCACCAGGTCGTGGTTTATGGGCTATGGGAACAGCAATCACAGAAGAAAAAGGATTGTATGCCGCACTAAACAATTGTGCTTTTGTATCAACGAAAACACTTAAAGAAGATTTAGCAAAACCATTTTGTTTCTTAATGGACGCCTCAATGTTAGGAGTTGGAGTAGGATTTGATACTAAAGGAGCGGGGGAAGTTCTCGTTAAAGAGATTGATAAGAAAAGAGATTCAGTTACATTTGAAATACCAGATACTCGTGAGGGTTGGGTAGAATCACTTAGACTTTTATTAGAAAGTTACTTTCACGGAACACAAAGAGTTGAGTTTGATTATTCATTAGTTAGACCAGCAGGAGAGCCAATCAAGGGCTTTGGTGGTGTATCAAGTGGACACGAACCATTAGAAGAAGTTCACGAAGATATCAGAAAAGTATTAGAGGGTAATGCAGGAAATCCAATTACAATAACAACAATCGTAGATATAATGAATTTGATTGGTAAATGTGTTGTAGCAGGTAATGTTAGACGAACAGCAGAAATTGTATTCGGTGACCCTGATTCAGATGAATACTTAGATTTAAAGAATTATAAAGTAAATCCACATAGAGACCAATATGGTTGGACTTCAAACAATTCAGTATTTGCAGAACTCGGTATGGATTATACCGAAATAGCAAAAAGAATTGTAGATAATGGAGAACCTGGTCTTGCTTGGTTAGAAAATATGAGACATTATTCAAGAATGAAAAATGGTGGTGATAACAAAGACCATAGAGTAATGGGTGGTAATCCTTGTTTAGAACAATCACTTGAATCATATGAGTTATGTTGTTTAGTGGAAACATTTCCAGACAACCACGATTCATTTGAGGATTATCAAAGAACATTAAAATATGCTTATTTGTATGCAAAAACCGTGACATTAGGAAGAACACATTGGTCAGATACCAACAGAGTTATGTTGAGAAATAGACGAATAGGTTGTTCAGTAAGTGGTGTCGCACAATTTATAACTAATCGTGGTTTAGATACTTTAAAGAATTGGTTAGAAGATGGATATGATACAATACAAGAATGGGATAAGATGTATAGTGATTGGTTCGCAGTTCCAAGAAGTATTAAAACAACATCAGTAAAACCAAGTGGTACGGTTTCTCTATTAGCAGGAGCAACACCTGGTTTACATTATCCAGAATCAAGATTCTATACAAGAAGAATTAGAATATCAGTTAATTCAGAACTAATAGAACCATTAAATAAAGCAGGTTACACGATAGAGCCAGCATTCGGTTCAGAAGACTCAACATTAGTTGTTGAGGTGCCAGTAGATGTCGGTGAAGGAATAAGAACTGCAAAAGATTTATCAATATGGGAACAATTTAGTTTGGCTGCATTTATGCAACGACATTGGGCAGATAACCAAGTTAGTTGTACTGCAACATTTGACCCTGAAACAGAAGGTCAAGAGATACCGCATGTATTGAATTATTATCAATATCATTTAAAAGGTATATCGTTACTACCAAGACACGATTGGGGAGCATATCCACAAATGCCTTATGAAGCTATTGATGAAAAGACATACAATAAGAATGTTAAAAAACTTGGTAAATTATCATTTGGTGTGATTAAGAACGAAGAAGCAGAAGTTGATAAGTTTTGTAACAACGATTCTTGTGAATTACCAGGTTTACCAGATGTAGAAGAAAATTAGATTTCTTACAGGCAAGCAACACACCTGGATAAAAATGTGTTGTCAACAAAAATAAGGAGAATGATTATGAATTATCGTAATCTTTTAGCATCACTATTGTTAATGTGTGGATTGTTTGCTCAATCTATTCACGGAACAATTGTTGATGTGAACTCAAAGCCCTTGAATGGAGCAAATGTTGTTGTTGTTGGAACTAACTTAGGTGGAATATCAGATGAAAGCGGTACATTTCACATTGATTTAAGTTCTGGAACATATGACATAACAGTTTCTTTCATAGGGTATTCATCAATGACTAAATCAGTTGTTGTTGGTGAGAAAATGTCTACATTGGAATTTGTCTTAGAACAAAACTTTGTAGTCCTTTCAGATGTTGAGGTATTAGCTTCTAGAGCATCTCAACAAACACCGGTAGCCTTCACTAATGTTTCAAAAGAAGATTTGGAATTAAGACTTGGTTCACAAGACCTTCCAATGATTCTTAACACAACACCAAGTGTTTACGCTACACAACAAGGTGGTGGTGCGGGTGATGCTCGTATCAACATTCGTGGTTTTAATCAAAGAAACATCGCAGTAATGATAAACGGAGTACCACAAAACGATATGGAAAATGGTTGGGTATACTGGTCTAATTGGGACGGAGTTGGAGACACAGCTGCTTCAATACAAGTTCAAAGAGGACTATCAGCAGTAAACTTAGCAACGCCATCAATCGGTGGAACAATGAATGTCTTAACTGACCCAACTGCCTTTGAAAAAGGTGGTAAGTTCAAACAAGAAGCAGGAGAAGGTGGTTTTCTTAAAACTATGTTCAACTACAATACTGGTCTTATGTTTAATGACAAGTTAGCTTTGAGTGGAACTATTGTTCGTAAAACAGGTGATGGACTTGTTAACGGAACGTGGACTGACGCTTGGGCATACAACTTGGGAGCAAGTTTTGCAGTAAGTGACAAACAACGTTTTGAATTATATGCAATTGGTGCACCACAAAGACACGGACAAAATCTATACAAGCAAAATATCGCTACTTACTCACAAGAGTTAGCTGGTGATGTTGACGGATACGATACTGACGCTTTCGCAGAAGGTGAAAAGTTCGAAACCGAAGCAGGTAGATTGTTCAATCAAAATGTCGCACCTATTGACCCATCATATACAGGTGAACAATACTGGTATATGTATGGAGCAAACACAACTAAGAGATATAGTTCAACTTTCTTAAATGAAAGAGAAAACTATTTCCATAAACCATTGGTTAACTTAAACCATTTCCTAGAATTAAATGACAAAACTCGTATGAGTTCAGTTGTTTATTGGAGTGGTGGTTCAGGTGGTGGAACAGGAACTTACGGAAGTGTATCAAGAATGCCAGCAGTTGAAGGCCAGAAATGGTACGCATCTTCGCCGTGGACTTGGGATTGGAATGCTGAAATAGCACAAAATTCTGACAATGTGGATGAAAACTTCTCAACTGATGAAAATCGTTCAACAGGAATACTTCGTAATTCTATCAATCGTCAAGATACATATGGTTTGATTAGTAAATTAAACTTTATTGTAAATGATGAATTAGAACTACAAATGGGTATTGACTGGAGAGCAGCAACTATTGAACACGCTAGAGAAGTTCGTGATTTATTAGGTGGTGATTATTATGTTGACTATTCAGACGACAACTTTGAAGAAGGTAAAGTCGTTCGTTTAGGAGACGAGATAGCATACCACAATGATACAACTGTAGATTGGTTAGGTGGATTTGTTCAAGCAAATTACACTACTGACAAGATGAACATTTATGGAATGGGTGGACTATCAAGTATAGAATACTCTTACCAAGACCACTTCACAGTGGAAGATGAAGTCATCACAGCAGACCCAATTTCAACATACCAAGTTAAAGGTGGAGTAATGTATAATGTCAATGATGATTTGAGTGTATTTTTCAATACAGGAATGGTTGAGAAAGCACCTATTATGGACAATGTAATTTACTTTGACGGAACTGTAGCAACAGACCCAGCAAATGAGAAATTTTTGCATAATGAGTTTGGTGTAAATTACAAGTTCGGTAAACTTGGATTAAATGCAAGTGCTTATAACACAGATTGGCAAGATAGAAACTTGACTAAGTCAGTAACGACTGGTCAAGGAGATTCAGGTGATACTGATGTTATCTTCCTAACAGGTGTTAATCAAAAGCATTCAGGTATAGAACTTGAAACTAACTATATGGTAAATGATATGTTAGATTTAATGTTCGTAGCATCTTTCGGTAATTGGAAATTTAATGGTGACGCCAACGGAAATTATCAGGAAACTGAATATAATGACGCAGGCCAAGCAATTGGATACCAAACAACTGAATACGCTTACGCACTTGACGGATTGTATGTGGGAGATATGCCACAAACATCTTATATATTAGGAGTAACTCTTAAACCTATCAAGGATTTGAGTATACAAGCAATACATAAAATGTATGACAAAAACTACTCTGACTGGTCGCCATCAGCTCGTGAATTTGACGGGACTAATGATGACGCAGACAGAAGTCAAGTTTGGGAAGCACCAAGCTATAACAGACTTGATTTACATATGTCTTATAAACTTCCAAAAGTCAAAGACTTGGATATGATGCTAACCGCACATATTTTCAATGTTCTTGATGAAGTTTATGTACAAGACGCAGTCGATAATAGTCAATACAACGGTTTTGGTTCTAAAGTACACGCAGCACACAACGCTGAAGTATTCTTAGGAACACCAAGATACGCAAATATTGGATTATCTATTGGATTCTAATTAGTTATTGGGGCGAATTAATTTTCGCCCCTAACTAAAAAAAATACTTGACATTAACAAAATTAATTTGTATATTTATATACAGAGAGTTAAAACCTAAAGGAGTTATATTTGTATCAAAATCTATGGTATGATGTTCGTAAGAACAAAATGCATTTGTGGGATGATTTAAAAGGTTATCTACAAATACCATACAGAAAGTATGCCTATGTCAAAGATTCATCTGGACAACACATTAGTCTATATGGTGATAAATTGAAGAGAGTTACTTCATTCGATAAAGATGACCCAACACTACACGAATCAGATATTCCACCAATGACAAGATTCTTGGTTGACCAATATGGAGATTCAGATGAAGTATCAACAGGCCATAGAGTTATGTTCTTTGATATTGAAGTAGAAGTAACTGAGGGATTCCCTGATGTTCAGAAAGCATACAATCCAATTACATCAATCGCATTATATGATTGTACAACAGAAAAGTATTTTACATATTGTTTTGACCCACACGAAAGAATTGAAAGTTACAAGAAAGGTAATGAAGAAGTAAAATTTTACAAAACAGAATATGAAATGTTAAACAAGTTTTATCAAAAGTATATGGAGATACAGCCAACAATCATTAGTGGTTGGAACTCGGAGTTCTTTGATATTCCTTATCTATATAATAGAGCAGTTAGGGTATTGGGGCATAGTGTGGCAAAACTACTATCACCAATATCTAAAGTTATTTATTCTGATTACAAAAAGAAACATAATATAGTGGGTGTATCATCATTAGATTATTTACAACTATATAGACAATTTACATTTACTCAACAATCAAGTTATCGTTTGGACTATATTGGCGAAATTGAAGTCGGTATGAAAAAGGTTTCCTATGAGGGAACTCTTAATGATTTATACGACAATGACTTACAGACATTTATAGATTATAATATCCGAGATGTAAAAATCTTGGTTGAATTGGATAGTAAATTAGACTTAATTGAGATTGCTAGAGGTATTTCACACTTAGGACATACACCTTATGAAGATGTTAATATGTCATCAAGGTGGTTAGAGGGTGCTATATTGGTATATTTAAAAAAGATTGGAGTGATATCGCCAAATAAACCACCAAGACCAAAGAAATTAAATGATGAGAAGTTCGCAGGAGCTTATGTTCAAGACCCACAATCTGGCAAACACGATTGGGTTTATGATTTAGATATCACGAGTATGTATCCAAGTGTTATTCGTTCATTAAATGTTTCACCAGAAACTAAAGTCGGTAAGGTTGAGGGTTGGAATCCAGAACAATTTATAAAATCAACCAACAAAAAAACTTATTCCCTTATGAATAAACAAGGTAAAGAAGTCGGTAAGATGACTGAAACCGAATTAAAAGATTATTTTGATAACGCAAAAGTATCGATAGCATCCAACGGAGTAATGTACAGAACAGATAAACAAGGATTGATTCCAGCACTATTAACAAAGTGGTTCAATGAACGAGTAGAGATGAGAAAACTTGTTAAAAAATATAATGAACAGGGAGATAAAGCAAAGGAAGAATATTTTGATAGAAGACAATATATTCAGAAAATTATTCTAAACTCATTGTATGGTGTATTGGGATTACCAGTATTTAGATTCTATGATTTAGATAATGCAGAAGCCACTACATTAACAGGCCAATCATTGATTAAATTTAGTAAAAAGATTACAAACCATTTCTACAATAATGAACTCGGAACCAATGAAGACTATGTTATCTATATTGATACAGACTCTATTTTTGCATCAGCAGTTCCATTGATTAAAAAAAGATTTCCAGACCAAGAATTATCAGAAACAATGATGACACAAAGAATTATGGAAATTTGTCAAGAAGTTCAAGATTATTTAAATACGAGTTATCATTACTTTGCTAAGAAATTTTGTAATGTAGATGAACACGTGTTTGATATTAAACAAGAGGTAATCGCAAAGACAGGTTTATTCGTAACGAAGAAACGATATGGATTACGAATCATTAATGACGCAGGTAGAAAAGTAAATAAGATTCACGTTAAAGGATTGGATACGGTTCGTAGTAATTTTGCAGTCGCTATGAAAGATTTATTATCAAAAGTATTAGATGATATATTAGCAGATGTTCCAAAGGAAAAGATTGACGAACGAGTATCATTGTTCAAAAGAAATATGCACAATCTATCTTATGAGGTAATGGCAAATCCTATCGGAGTAAAAGGTATTGGTAAATATATTTCCAGAGATTCAGAAACATCATTTGCTAAATACAAAAAGGGTGCGCCAGTCCACGTTAAAGCAGCAATCAATTACAATTCATTGATTGACCATTGGTATGAGGGTAAACGATATGAAAAGATATCCAACGGAACAAAGATAAGGTGGGTGTATTTGAAAGAGAATTCATTTGGATTTGACGCAATTGCATTCAAAGGACACGAAGACCCACGAGAAATATTAGAATTGATTAAAAACCATATAGACCACAACAAAATGTATGAACAAGCTATGAGTAAGAAACTCGGTATGTTTTATAAAGCAATGCATTGGGGTGGTGTAGAAGATAAGACAACATCAATGAATAGGTTTTTTTAATGAGTGAATATGTAAAATCAGATTCAGTTTACATTGAAGAGATTCCAAGTTCAGTAGCCAAGAAGATGATTATTGAAAAACACTACACTCACGCATTTAGTATGTGTAGATATGCTTTGGGTATTTATTATGTAGGGGATAAAGACCATAAGTTCTATGATGAGAAAGAAAAGAAACTAATTGGTTGTATGACTTATGGATATCCAGTTGGTCGTTCAGCAATTAAGTCTATGATTCCTACATTACAAAAGGAAGAAGTATTAGAATTAACAAGATTATATATAGATGATGGAAACGGAAAGAACATTGAATCACTATCATTGGGTAAATCATTTAAATGGTTGAAACAAAATGCACCAAAAGTTCAAATGTTAATCAGTTATGCAGACCCTGAACAAATGCACTTAGGAGTAATTTATCAGGCAACAAATTGGTTGTATCAAGATTGTCGTGATATACAATTAATGCCAAATTATTCAGTATCGTTAGGTGAACCACACAAATGGATACATAGTAGGACGGTATTCTCAAAGTGGGGTAGTCATAATGTAGAACATTTAAAAGAACATATAGGACAGACATTTTTTAGGAAACGAGAAGCACCTAAACACAGATACTTATATTTCTTGGGTTCATCAAGAGAAAACAAAAAGATGAGAACACAATTAAAACACGATTGTAAAGCATACCCAAAGAACAAAAAAGAATTCATACCACCAATTGAAAAATATGAAGTGGAGAATATAAATAAAAACAAGTCTATGGAAAAATTTATTTGATTTTCGGATTATTAAATGATATTTATAGATAAACCAAACAGGAGTTACAAATAATGAACAAATCTCAATTAACTAATTTCATTAACAAATACACATTAGGTGGAGAAATAAAATCTACCAAATGGACTTCTAATGGTGATAGCTTAACAACAAGATTTATCTCAGGAGATAAGTCAGTTGTTGGTAGAGTCGCTCTAAGTAAATTTAAACACTTAGAACCTTGTGAACTTGGAGTTTACAATACAGGACAACTACTTTCATTGTTATCAGTATTAGGGGATGATGTTGATGTAAAATTATCACGAGCAGGTGATAAATTTATCTCTATGGAATTAGTAGATAGTATAAGAAAAACAAAATCTAAATATATGTTGAGTGATTTATCAGTTATACCAACACCACCAGAACTAAAGAATCTTCCAGATTCATTTGAGTTAGGTATTAAGGTAGACGCATATTTCATCAATACATTTATTAGTGGTAAAGGTGCTTTATCAGAAGCAGAAACCTTTACGATATTAACTGAAAACGATAAAACAAGTATCGTAATTGGATATGCGTCAATCGCATCTAATCGTGTTACGATTCCAGTTGAAACTACAAAGTATAAAATGATGGAACCAATATCATTTAATGCTAATATGTTCGCATCAATCTTAAATGCAAATAAAGATTGTGAAAGTGCAACATTAGAAGTTAGTTCACAAGGGTTATCAAGAATTAAATTTGAAATCGATAATTACGATTCAGAATACTTCTTGGTATCAACACAAGCAGTTAACTAATGCAAAGCTTGGAACATAGCTTATGGGTTGAAAAGTATAGACCGACATCATTGGATAGTTACATTGGTAACGACCATTTGAAAAGTAAGGTGTCGGTATATCTTGAATCAGGAGATATCCCACATTTGTTATTATTTGGTAGAGCAGGAACAGGTAAAACTACTCTTGCTAAACTATTAATAAACAATATAGAGTGTGATTATCTTTATATCAACGCATCAGACGAGAATAGTGTAGATGTAGTTCGTGAGAAAGTCAAGAACTTCGCATCAACATTAGGTTTCAAAGATATGAAAGTGATTATCTTGGACGAGTGTGATTACATTACACCAAACGCTCAAGCAGCACTTCGTAATCTTATGGAAACTTTCTCAAAACATTGTCGTTTTATATTGACTTGTAATTATGTGGAAAGAATAATTGACCCGATACAAAGTCGTTGTCAATCATTTCAGATAGTTCCACCCGATAGAAAACAAGTCGCACAACATCTGGCAAATATATTGAATAACGAAAATGTTCAGTATGACATTAAAGACATAGCAACCATAGTAAATGGTGGTTATCCAGATATCAGAAGAGTAATCAATGGCGCTCAAAGACAAGTCGTAAATTCTAAATTAACAATTGATGAAAATACTATTGCTCAAAATGATTATAAATTGGAAGTGTTGGATATATTGAAAACACAAGACAAAAAGAATTCATTTCAGAACATTAGACAAGTGTTAGCAGATTCAAAAGTAACGGACTTTTCTGATTTATTCAGATTGATGTTTGATACCGTAGATGATTGGGGAGCAGGACATATCGCAGAGTGTATATTGATTTTAAGTAAATATCAACAATCAGACGCAGTCGTAGTGGATAAAGAAATTAACATTATGGCAATGTTTGTTGAATTAATAGGGAGTATTAAATGAGTAGTCATCCAAACGCAGCACCACCAAAAGCACAACCACAGATTGACTTAACAAAAACAGATACAATTTTGTGTGAAGATTGTGGAAACGCAGCATTCACACCGGCTTTCTTCTTAAAAAAGTTATCCGCATTAGTATCACCAACAGGTAAAGAATCAATCGTTCCGATTCAAGTTTTTACTTGTGGTAGTTGTGGTAAAGTTCCACAAAATATGCTAGAATCAGCCGGATTAGCAAAACCAGGAGTATAATTATGGGTATCATTGATGTTATAAAAGGTTGGAAACCACCAACCAGTAAACAAAGTGGCATAACAGACGCAGATACATTATATTCTGAAAAGACAATTCAACACGTTGAAAAATATTACAACGAAGAAATAAGATATCTCAATGTGAAAGCAGATGGTTCAGATATCGGTAATAACGCTGACCATAGATATACAACATTTGGACCTGGTAAAAAAGCAATACCAATAACTTTAGACCAACACCTTTATCAAAATGATATAAATAGATATCACGACCCAATACATAATGACAAGAACGCTCCATTACAAATCCATTGTTTCGGAGATAGTTGGACATATGGTTGGGATATAAAGCAAGAAGAAACTTTCGTTCATCTATTAGGTGATGAAAATACTTCGGTATGGAATTATGGTGGTGGTAAAACAGGTTTAGATTGGGCAGTTAAAAAGATAACCGAAACCTATGTTAATTTTAACCATAGAGAAAATCAGAACTTCGTATATGTTATAACGATTCCACATAGTTTTAGAAGAATGCACTTTGAAGACAATGGAACAGCTCGTAGAACTTGGGACAAACCAACCGCCGCAGAAGTAAATGAATATAATCACTTATTATATTTTTATCATCATTATGAAATCTTAAATCGTTTAATTGGTAGAGAAAAAATCATATGGGGAACTTGGGATGATGAAATTCCAAAAAATATGATTGATGTATTCTTTGATTTACACGATTATGCAGGAAGACATCCTGGTCCAGAATCTCATAAGTTATATGCAGAACAAATAAAGGATATAATGCGAGAGAGTGGTTGGTATAATGAGCAAAAGTAAAAGAAAAAAAATAACTTCATATGGTTGTAGTTTCACTTTTGGTGAGGGATTGGATGATTCAAAAAAAAGTTATCCTTATGAATTGGGTAGATTGTTAGATGATGAGTTTGATATTGAAAATAATAGTTCAGTAGATGAAAGCAACGATAGAATTTTCAGAACATTTTTTGAACATCTGATAACTAATGAACAAAAAACTATCTATACAATACAATGGACATTTCCAGACAGAACAGAATTTAAAAATGATGATATTGATACTGAAAAGTTATTACGATATATTTGGAGTATAGATTCACTTTGTAAACAATTCGGACACGAACTAATTCAATTTATGCCAATAGAAAATAAATTTGATGTATTGCCAGACTCATTTTTAAATACAAAAGAAATTACCACATTAGTAGAAAATAATACCCAACTTACAGAAGAACAACACAAAAAATTAGGAAAATATTTATTAATAGCATTAATAAATGTATTGGAAAATAAACTTAAATAGTTACTAATTTACTAAAATCACAGACATTTAATATTTATTATTAGAAAAAATTATGTCAACACAAACAAAAATAGAAAACACACCCGATATACACTTTACATCACCGAAGTCTTGTTTCGTTGGCAATACTATGATTACACTATCAGACGGAACATATATAAAAATAGAAGATATTAAGATTGGTGATAAGGTTAAATCTTATGATATGGAAACAGAAAAATTAAAAAATTCAATAGTAGAGGAAATATGTACACCAATATATGAGAATATAATTGAATATGCATTTCGTGATAATACAAAAATACAATGCACAGACGACCATCCAATCTATCCCTTCTGGACTAAAAATAAGGGTTGGACTTCTAAATTAGAATTGGGTGATATGGTATTTATGCCAGTAGAAAATAAATTTACAGAATTAATTGGTTATACACCAATAAAAACTGATGGGATACAAACTTACAATTTGGGTAAGTTAAACAATAATTACAATTATTTTATAAATAGGATTTTAGTCCACAATTATCATCTCTTATCGCAGAAATAATTTACATTTTTTAGACTAATTATATGGTTTGTTGATATTTATATGTATATGAAACATTATGTATATAAATTAAAAGAAACAAAAACAGACGAGTTTTACTACGGAGTAAGAACTTGCGAATGCAATCCAACAGATGATAACTATTTTGGTAGTATGAAATCTTGGAAACCAAATATAGATAATCTAAAAAAAGAAATAATTTCTGAGTTCAATAGTAGAGAAGAAGCATCAAAGTATGAATCTAAATTGATTGAAGAAAACATTAAACATCCATTAAATAGGAATTATCATACAGGAGCAGGATTAGCATTTTATGGTAAAGAGCATTCTGAAAATACAAAAGAAAAGATAAAGGAAAGTTTAGTGGGTAAGCATAAAGGTGAGTCAAATCCATTTTACGGTAAACAACATACTGAGAGTTCAAGAGAAAAGATTAGATTAGCTCAACTTGGAGTTAAACATAAAGAAGAAACAAAGAAAAAGATGAGTGAGTCTGCAAAAGAGATAGACAGAACAAACTATAACTTTAAAAGTTTTCAAAAAAGAAAAAAGATTATGTTTTCAGAAACTGGAGAGATATTTATTTCTATATACCAAGCAGGTAAATCACTCGGAGTATCGAGGTCTTATATCAGAAAACACATCGGAACAAAATTTAGGTTATTAAATGAAGCAAAAAACACTATTCGACCACATTAAGCAGATTACTAATGTTCAGAACCAACATTATTGGGAAAACTTAGACGAAGGTTCTAAGAAAACTTTCAGTAATTATATGGTGCATAGGTTTTTATCAATGAAAGCCGAGTGGATAGAAGTTGTAAATGAAATACAACAATATTGGGAATTGAAACCTAAAACAGTTTATCAATTCTATACAAATTTATTACCAAGAGGAAATACATATTTACGATATACAAAATCTAAAAAGAAATCCAAAATAGAAAAGTGGGCTATGGATATATTATGTGAACATTTACAAGAAAGTTCACGTAATGTTGAAAAAACACTTGACATTATGGGTAAAGATGTTGTATATTCTATTATATCCAAGTATGGTATAGACGACAAGCAAATGAAAAAAATATGGAGTAAATAATGGCGATTAAAGACGCACCTACAAGAGTTATTGATGATGTCGGTCAAGAATATGACCCGACAGGTGTCGTTGGATATATGGAAAACAAATATCCCGAAATGACACAAGAATTTAGAACTATACAACAAGAACAATACGAATTGTTCTTACACAAACAACACGACTACGGCCCACAAAATGTGGCAGTTGGTTCATTGTTGAAAACCAAAGAAGATATTAAGTTATCGTTGTTGGGTTTATGGTTTAGAATACAAGACAAGACAGAAAGAATTAAAACTCTACTGATGAGAGATGATAAAAACTCAGTTCAAGATGAATCAGTAGTGGATAGTTATAATGACATATCAGTATATGGAGTTATGGCACAAATAGTATCGAGGGGCAAATGGGCAAAATAGGAATTATAGGACAAGGATATGTAGGTAGCGCTATCAGAATTGGTTTTGAACCACATTATACAGTATCAACATACGATAAGTATGACTTGAGTAAATCAACACATAGTAAATTATCTGATGTAGTAAAGAACTCAGATGTTATATTTGTATGTGTTCCGACACCAATGAAGAAAGACGGAACTTGTCATACCGATATCGTAGAGGATGTCGTTAGTGAAATTAATGAATGTGGTAAGGGGCAAGTCGTAGTGATTAAATCTACTATTCCACCTGGCACAACTGATAGATTACATAGAAAATACAAAAACATTGATGTTATATTTAATCCAGAGTTCTTAACTGAAGCAAACTTTATTGATGACTTCAAGAATCAAAACAGAATTATATTGGGTGGTATTCGTAGAGGAACTACAAAACTAAGACAAATATATTCTAAAGTATTTCCACACGCAACAATCGTTAAGACAGGTGCTAAACACGCAGAAATGGTAAAGTATTTTACTAATTGTTTCTTAGCAACCAAAGTATCATTTGCAAACGAAATGAAATACATTTGTGATAGTATTGATTTAGATTACGATAAAGTAGTGGAGTATGCGACATATGATGAAAGATTAGGTAAATCACATTGGGGTGTTCCAGGTCCAGATGGAGATTTGGGTTTTGGTGGACATTGTTTACCAAAGGATTTATCAGCAATGATTAATGAATTTGAAACATTAGGATTATTAGAAGCAGTTGAACAAGTCAATGACCAAGTTCGTGAGAATAGAGATTGGGAAACGATGAAGGGTAGAGCAGTAATAGATGGGTAAAATAAGTTATAGTCAGTTCTCACAATGGGATAAGTGTCCACAAATGTGGAAACTCAATTATGTAGATAGAGTAGGAACATTTACAGGTAATATCTATACAGTATTTGGTTCGGCACTACACGAAACACTTCAAGCATATCTTGTATGTTATTATGAGAGAACAATCAAAGAAGCAGATGCTTTACCATTAGAGGATATTCTAATGTATCGTATGAAAGAAAACTTCAAGCAATCTAAAGCACAACACGGAAATGACTTTGAAATCACTAAAGAAGATATGGCAGAGTTCTATCAGGATGGATTAGATATTATTAATGAGTTTTTAAAGAAAAAAACAAGACACTTCTCAAAGAAGAATACAGAATTAGTTGGTATTGAAATGAAACTAAATTATGATATGCCAAACAATATGAAATTCAATGGATATATGGACGTTGTATTACACGACAAGAGAACAGGTCGTATGAGAATTATTGATATCAAAACTTCTACAATGGGTTGGAATAAGTATATGAAAGCCGATAAGAACAAAACTAATCAGTTATTATTATATAAACATTTTTTATCAAAAGAGTTAGATATTTCGGTAGATAAAATAGATGTTGAATATTTAATATTGAAGAGAAGATTATATGAAAATATGATGTATCCACAGAAAAGAATACAATCGTTCTCGCCAGCAAGTGGAACGCCAAGTATCAATAGAGTTATGAGTAGATTAAATGAATTTATGAGTGATTGCTTTGATGAGAGTGGAAAAACCATTGATAAAGAATATGTAAAAATAGCTTCAGCAAAGAATTGTAAGTATTGTGAATTTAAAACCAAAGCAGACTTATGTGATAGGAACAAAAAATGATAGTACCAGTATTGAGATTAAAGTTATCGGATTTCTTAGGAACTGATTATGAATCGGACATCTTAAAAAAACTGCGTGATATAAATAATGAAGGACATTTTCCACCATTTGAAATATATTTGTGGTATGATAGAGAGAATGACAAAAATATTGATTTAAGTCGTTTGAAAGATTTTATCGTAGAGTGGGAAAGTAAAGGAGACTTTAAAAGCAAAACTATTATTGTTCCTGAATTCTTTGACAGACCACGAGATTTTATTTGGTATGACATTATACCAAACGAGGTTGCTAATAACAATTTCATACAATATTCAAGATTTAGATGGAACTATTCAGACCCAAAGACTGGTATTTTACAAGGATTAGATGAATTCATTAAAACATTTGAGTTCACAATTGCAGACAAACTACCAAAAAAGCAAAAAAGGAATGATTATTAAAATAGCAATCATAGGTAGTAGAACTTATACGAATAAGAAAAAGATTCAAGATTTCTTATTCAGATTAAAAATGGAACATAAAGATATGGAGATTGTAAGTGGTGGAGCAAAAGACGGAGCAGATAAATACGCAAAGAGATTTGCATTAGAATTTGGACTAAAGTATTCAGAGTTCCCACCACAACATCAAACACATAATCAACATTGTATAATGGAAGCGTATAATTATGGTAAAGAATATAATGTTGGATATTATCATAAAAGAAATAAAGACTTAGTAAAATATTCAGACAAGGTTGTGGCATTTATCAAAGATGATATCATTACCAATGGAACAAAATCAGCATTAGAATATTGCGAAAAAAATAATAAAAAATTCGTTATTTTAAGTTAAGGTTGATATTTATTACTGAATATATATGTATATACAAGGACAATATGAGTAGAAACAAAGAAGAAAAATTAACATCAGTAAAAGTAATTGACGAACTCTATAAGAAATTTAGAGAGAAATCAATTCGTGAGGACTTTTCATTACAAAAGCTTGTAAATCGTAGTTTAGATTTATTTGTTTATGATGAAGAGTTTGCAAAAAAGGTTATGGAATATAGTGAGTTGGAAGAAAGCGGTTCTAAATATTAATAAATACGAAGAGGTTTTATGGAATTACCAAAATTAAAAAAAGTTACAGAAGTTAAAAAGAAAAAGATTATGCTACTATCAGACGATTTACGTATGTCAAGTGGTGTCGGTACAATGTCAAGAGAGATTGTAATGGGAACCCTTAATGAGTTTGATTGGGTTCAAGTTGCAGGTGCAATAAAACATCCAGATGCGGGTAAAGCAATTGATATGTGTGATAGTGCCAGAGAAGAAACAGGTGTTGAAGACGCATATCTAAAACTATATCCAGTATCAGGTTATGGTAGTCAAGATATATTGAGAGAATTATTACAAGTAGAAAAGCCAGATGCTATTCTACACTACACAGACCCAAGATTTTGGAAGTGGTTATATGATATGGAACACGAGTTAAGACAAACAATTCCTATATTCTATTATAATATATGGGATGACTTACCTTATCCTATGTGGAACGAACCATTTTACGAAAGTTGTGATTTGATTATGAATATTTCAAAGCAAACGCACAATATTGTTCAAAATGTTTGTCTTGATAAACCAAGAACAGATTGGGATTCAACTTATGTTCCACACGGAATAAATGAAAAATATTTCTATCCAGTTGATAATAAAAAAGAACAATTGGAAATGAATAAAATGAAATCAGAACTATTTCAAGGTAAAGATTTAGATTTTGTTTTATTTTACAATAATAGAAATATCAAAAGAAAAATGACTTCTGATGCTATCTTAGCATTTAGAGAATTTGCATACAATTTACCAGAAGAAAAGAGAAAAAAGACTGCATTTGTTCTACATACACAGCCAAAAGACCAACACGGAACAGATTTACCTGCAGTTGTAGAAGCAATGTGTCCAGATTTGAACATAATATTCTCAACACAAAAACTTTCCAATCAACATCTAAATTATCTATACAACATAGCAGATGTCACAATCAATATCGCATCCAATGAGGGATTCGGATTAGGAACGTGTGAATCATTGATGTGCGCAACACCAATTATTGTTAATGTTACAGGTGGATTACAAGACCAATGTGGATTTAGATTAAAAGATAAATTCATTACTTATAAAGATTATGCAGATGTTGAAACACTACACGATTGGAGAAAGTGGGAAAACAATGAAGATTTAACTCACGGAGAGTGGGTAAAACCAGTATGGCCGAGAAGTCGTTCATTACAAGGTTCAATTCCAACACCTTATATCTTTGATGATAGAATTGATTATATTGATGTATCAGAAAAAATTAGAGAATGGTATGATATGGATAAAGAAGAAAGAGAATCTTGTGGTAGAGAAGGATATGAATTTGTTTGTGGAGATGACTCAATGATGAGTGCACGATGGATGTGTAAGAACTTTGAAGACCATATGAATACAGCATTTGATAAGTGGACACCACGAAAACGATTTGAAATTATAGGGGTTAAATAATGAAACCATTAGTATTAGTATCAGCACCAGTAAGAACAAGAAGTGGGTATGGAAATCACTCACGAGATATTTGTCAAGCACTAATTCAATCGGATAAATATGATTTGAGAATACAAGCACTTCGTTGGGGAACAACACCAATGAATGCATTAGAAGTGGATAATCCAGTTCATCAAGAGATTGAGAAGAGAATTTTAATACAAGCAACTATGGAAAAACAACCTGATGTTCATTTACATATTGTTGTTCCGAACGAATTTCAACCAATAGCTAAAAAGAATATTGGAATCACAGCAGGTATTGAACATACGGTTCCACCAGCAAGTTGGTTTGATGGAATTAATCGTATGGACTTGACAATACTAACATCTGAATTTTCAAAGTCTGGATTTGCAGAAACTACATTTGATAAGGTTGATAATAAGACAAAGAAAGTTGTCGGTATAGTAAAAGTAGAAAAACCATTAGATGTATTATTTGAGGGAGCAGACCCTGAAATATATAAACAAACAGCAGAATTATCAGATGATATGAAAGAAGAATTTTCAAAAATAGATAATGACTTTTGTTTTCTTTATGTAGGACATTGGTTACAAGGTAAATTAGGTGAAGACAGAAAAGATACGGGTATGATGTTGAAAGTATTCTTAGAAACATTCAAAGGTATGAAAGATAAACCAGCACTAATTATGAAAACAAGTGGAGCAGGATTTTCTATCATAGATAGAAGAGATATACTTGAAAAAATAGATTTAATTAAACAGAATGTCAAGTCAGATGATTTACCAGATGTATATTTATTACACGGAGACTTAACTGATGAAGAAATGAATCAAATGTACAATCATAAAAAAGTAAAGGCACATTTGACATTTACTCACGGAGAGGGATTTGGAAGACCATTGTTAGAAGCATCATTTAGTGGAAAACCAATTATAGCACCAATCTCAACAGGTCAAGCAGATTTCTTAGATAAAAATTATACTGTGGAAATACCACATATAATGACAAAAGTTCCAGGAGGAGCATTTCCAAAGGAATATCATAATCCAGAAGCACAATGGTCTACGGTAAATTATGGTATTGCAAGTAAACTTATGAGAGATGTCCATAAGAACTACAAAAAATATGAACTTAAAGGTAAAAAGCAGATGATTGTAAATAGACAAATGTTTACTCACGATAAAATGAGTAAGAAATTGATATCTATTGTTGATAAGATGTTAGAGAGTGTTCCACAACCAGTAAAGTTAAAGATACCAAGTCTAACAAAAGAACCAAAGAAATTAAAATTACCAACATTAAAAAAGGGATAAAATGGCAGAAATAAAAATAACTTGTCCGAATTGTTTTACTGATACACAATGTTTTCAAGAAGAAGTGGAAGTAGAAAACTTCAGTTCTTATATGTGTTTTCAATGTGGATTTACAAGCAATTCATTATACAAAAATGATTCAGACGAATTAAAACAAATTAAAAAATCTTCAACAGAATTAATGAGAGAAATCAGTATGTATGATTACGACAGAAAAATACATTGGTTTCCATCAGTATTGAATATGGGTAAACTCGGTTTAATCTATCCTGAGGGTTCAAAAGACAATTGGAGCTGGAAATTAGCAGAAGTTCGTAAATTGTCTAATGAAGAGCAATCACAACCACAATATGAGGGACACGAATACACATTAGATGTTGACAATTCAAAAGAATTTGGACAACACGAGTTTCTACAAGCTTGTAAAGATATGGGAATCGTAAAAGGCGTATGAA